GGGCCGGTGGCACCTGTGGCGCCGGTGGCTCCCTTCTCGCCCTTGGCGCCCTGCAAACCGCGTGGGCCCTGGATGCCCTGTGGGCCGGTGGCGCCCGCGGCGCCCTGCAAGCCCTGTACGCCCTGGGGACCCTGTGTGCCGCGGATGTTGTAGGCGGGCGGCGGCGTGGCCGTTTCGCTCAGTACGAACGTTAGGTTGCCCAGGCCGTCCACCGTCGGATACCATGCCGCGCCCCGCGGTCCCTTGTCACCGGTGTCGCCCTTGTCGCCCTTGTCGCCCTTCGCGCCTGTCTCGCCCTTGTCGCCCTTCACGCCGGATACGATGGTGTATGTGCCGTCGTCCGTCACCACACTGGCCCCGCCGAACTTTAGCCGGCTCCGCTGCGGCATCTGCTGCCCCGCCGCATCGTAGATCAGGTGCCCGGACGAGGCCACCTCCGTCCATGTCGCGCCGTCCGAGGATGCCTCGATGTGCTCGTCCGCATTCAGCCGGATGTACTTGATGCCCTCGCTGCCGTACTGGATGAGCTGCTCCACGCCCAGCGCGATTAGCGCGTCGATGAGCTTGTTGTGCCCGTCTCTCACCGGCCCGGAGGTGAGCCGGTCAAAGACCTTTTTGTTGTCCTCAGCCGTGCCGCTGAGTTGGTCTGGGGATGCCTGTACGCCCTTACTGGTAATGTCGGCATCCGTGATCTTGAAATCGCTCAGTCCCATGTGTTCACCGCCTTATCTCCTGTAGTTGGTGCCCGGCTCCTTGTACTGCACGCCGAAGGCGTACAGGCCGAAGGGCTCGTTCACCTCGTCGTTCCGCAGCCGGAACCGCACCTTGTCCACCTTTTTCAGCTTCACCTTGCCGTACAGCGTGCGCGGCGTCTGATCTCCGCTGAAGGTGAACTTCCCGAAGTCGATGTACTCGAAGCTCAGATACCGGGCCTTGCTCTTAGCGTCGTACACCTGTTTCCAGATACCCCGCACCAGCGCATAGATCTTCACGCCGGTAACAGGTGCCGCCGCCAGCCGGGCGGCCACGCCTGTGAACGACTTGGTCTGGAAGAACAGGTTGCCGTCGAAGTCCGCCGTGTCCCAGTATGCCGTGATAGCCTCGCCGTCGTCGTTGTAGCTGGCCGGGCTGTCCAGGCTTGATGCGAACCGGCACAGCTTCCCGTCCGCCGTGCCGAAGCACAGCGCGCCGTCCTTATCCGTGAACATGACGCGGGCCGGGATGTCCGGGAAGTAGTAACACTCATACTGGAAGCTGCTGTAGGGGCTGTTCTTCTCATAGGTTTTCTGCTGCAGGTCCAGCAGGTACACCGTACCGTCCAGCGCCATGGCGTAGAAGTCGCCGTAGATGCACGCGCTGGCCGCGCTGCGGTCCTCCGCCTCGCGGATGGCACTTCCGATGTAGTAGCTGCGTTCCTGGCTGTACTTCTCGCCGGTCAGCTCCTCCGCCGTGATGGCGAACACGCCGCGGTCCGTGAGGAACAGCGGCTCCTTGTCCGTCCGGCAGAAGGTGTCCGGCGCCACCGCGTCCTGCCCGATGATGGTGTTGGTGATGCGGAATACCGCCTCGCCGTCCTCGTTCAGCGAGCCGGTACGCACCACCACGTTCCGGCCGTCGGCGCTGCCGGTGAGGAAGGCCGCCAGCGTGTTGCTGAGTACGGTGTACCCCACCACCTCGCCGCCGTCGCGGGCTATTTTGGTGTAGTTGGTGTCCGGGAAAAAGGCCGGATCGTCGAACTCGCTGTAGAAATCGGTGCCCTTCTTGCCGCTGTTCCCGCTGAGGAACGCCCGGTCCGTGGCACCGCCCACGCCGTACACCGCCGGAATGGTGCAGTGGTTGATGGTATCCGCGTACCCCTCCCGCGTCTTGGAGGCGGTGATGTGTACGTTGTCCTGTCCTGTCACCGGGCTCTCCCCCGGCGCTGTGTTGAACGTCACCTTCCCCGCTTCCCTGTCCACGGTGAAGTCCGTGTTTTCCACCTTGGCCACCCACTCGCCGTCGCTGTTCAGCACCTCCGCCGTCACAGGATCACTGTCCAGCCCCTCCGTGGTGAGCTGGTACACCGTGGCGTCCTTCGTTCCGAGGAAACTCTCCGTCCACTTCTTCCCGATGAGGTTCAGCCCCTGGTAGGCCGTTCCGCCGCCAGTGGGGCGGCGGGAGATGATAATGGTCGGCACCGTGGCGTTGTCACTTACCGGCGCGAGGGAGGCGCCGTCATATACCCGGTACACGCTGCCGTCCAGCAGGTACAGTTTCTCGTCAAATACGAAGCTACGGCTCTTGGCGTCCGCCATGTCCCCTATTGCCTCCAGCGTCCACGCGCCGTCCGTGCCGATGTTCCGCCGGTACAGCTTCCCACCGGCATGGACCAGCACCTCGCCGGCCAGCCGGTGGATGCCGTTGATAGCCGCGTTGCCGTAGGCCGTCACCATCGTGGTGTAGCCGGTCCGCTTGCGGACCTTTCCCACTTGGTCGCGTATCATGTTGGGGGCCTCCGGGGACCTGGACTTGTCCACGTTGCTTGGGCTGTTGTTCAGGTCGACGCCCCGGAACGCCTCCACCACTACGCTGTACTTCTTGCTTGCCGCCGGGACCGTGAATTGTGCCATGCGTTACCACCACCCTGTCGTATTACGAACACCAGCGGACCGGATGCCCGATCCGCTGGATGCGTAAGCTGTCTGCACCTTCACAAGACCGTCCTCGTACTCATTCCTCAATATGGTCGCTATGGAGATGTCGTCCTCCTTGTACAGTTCCGCCGCGATATACAGCGGGATCAGCACAGCGGCCTCCGCCGCAAGGTCTATTGCCTCCTCATCCGGCGTTTCCGCCGTGATGGTCTGCGGGTATGCCTTGTACCATAGTGTGTAGGTGCCCACCACGCAGCCGGGGATGACGAACACGTCGTCGCCCTCCATGCTCCAGTCCTCCGCGGTACCGTAGGCGGTGCCGTCGGCGAACATGACCTCGCTGCTGTTCAGGCAGCGGAAGCGCGGCAGGTAGTCCTGCAGGGGTATCTTGTAAAGGTCCTTTGCCTTGGGCAGGATCAGCTTCTCCGCCGTTACCACCGGCTCGTCGGTGTCGGCGTCGACCTCGATCTGCCACGACTTGAGGATGGGGCGGCCAACGGACGCGATCTGCTGCAGCGCCTCGTTGGCCTTAGCGGGCATGGCATTGATATATTCACGGTTGATGTCGTCCTCCGTCAGCACAGCGCCCTCGTTGGAGTACATGGTCTGCAGTGCAGCCAGTTTCACATCTCCCCATGTCATGCCGCCACCGCCTTCCTCTTAGGTGAGGTCGGTGCCGGTGGACATATTGCCCGCAGCGATGAACCGCCAGTCCACGAAACCGGCGCCGAAGCGGGCGCGGCCCTGCCAGACGTTGTTGTCGTTGTTGGTGTCGATGATGGACTTGACCTCCAGCGGCACGCGGTCCTGGAAGACGGGGCCGTCGTTCAGCTCAATGAACTTGCTGTCCAGCAGGAAGAAGGGCTTTTCGCTGCTCTTGCCCATGTCGGCCAGCGCGGCGGTCAGATAGGGATCCACGATGATGTTCCAGCGGCCGAACTGGTAGTTGAAGGCGTTGTTGCCGGAGGTGGGCTCCTTGTCGGCGCCCACGGCGGAGAACACGGCGTCCTTCAGCGCGCCGTCGTTGGGGATCCAGATCGTGTCCGGGGCCACGCCCAGCAGCTCGCCGTTGTCGCCCTTGATGTTCTGCATCTCGGTCTCGATCTTGCCCAGCAGGGTATTGGTGAAGGTGCCCTTGTACAGGTTGGTCTGCTTGGCGCCGTTGACCTTGTTGGGGTGCGTCTTGGAGAACAGGGCCTGCCCATCGGCGCTGCCGCAGGCGAAGGTCTTGCCCTTGTAGGAAACGGTGGTGCCGTACAGGCCGCCGGCGTACAGGATACGCCCGAACTTCTCGCGGGTGCGGCCGTAGGCGGTCACCAGCTTGTTGGCGCGCTGCTTCATGGTGCCCAGCAGGCAATCCTCCACCAGCTCCTGCGTCACAGAGAAGGACTGCTTGAAGGTCATGTTCACGATGTCCCGGAAGTAGCCGTCCTCAAAGCCGGTCTTGGGATAATCGCCGCCTTCTCCCACGGGCTCGAAGTCGCCCATGGCGGTCTCGCTGGAATAGCGCTCCGCCCAGTGGCGGCTCTTTTCCATGCGGTACAGATAGGGCAGCAGGCTCTCACGCTGGAACGCCTCGCCCCGGCTCTCCAGAAATGCCTTCAGCGGCACCTGGCAATCGCCGTAGATGGTCCCGTTCAGCCCGGAACCGATAGAAACGGTCAGAAAACCACTCATGTTATGTATCTCCTTTCTTCGCTCAGAACTTCACCGTCACGCGGGAACCGACGGTCTGGCCGTCGATGCCGGTGACCTCTGCCACACCGCTGGTCTTGGTGGCGGTGACCTGCATACCGTCGGTGTGCAGGGTGACCTTGTCGCCCACGCCGACGGTCGCGGAGTCCGCGGGCGCCACGCCGAGGGTTGTCTCGAACTCCATGTACTTCTGCACCTCCACGCACGGCACCACGCCGTTGTCGTCGACGGGGCCCATGCACACATGGCTGGGTGCCACGGCGCCGCTGCACAGCGTCACCTTGCCACTGGCCAGCTTCAGCGCCTCGCCCACCTGGTAGGTCTCGCCGTCAGCGGGCTGCATATACACGATGGGGGGCGTATTGCCCACCAGCATTCTGCTAAGCATGAACATAGTTTGTTATCTCCTTTTCCGCCCCGTGTCGGGGCTTTACTGTTTGTAGAATTCTCCGTATGCGGCGTTGATCTCGTCGTCCGTCGCATTGGGATTGATCTCGCGGTACAGCTCCTTCTGCCGCGGTGTGGCCACATAGGGGGCCTCGCCCGCAGCGCCTGGCACCGGTGCCATGTGGCGCTTGCCGCTGGCCTGCTTGATGCCCGCCTGCTTGGCCGCCTCCATGCGCCGCTTGTCCACGGCGTCCCGGTTGGCCATATAGAAGGCGTCCTCGATGGACAGGCCCTTTTCCACATAGCCGCGGAAGGCTTCTCCGGTGGGCATGGCCACAATGTCCTCAAGGCTCTGGACACTGCCGTCGTACTTCACCCGCACAACCTCAAGGCCCTGCCGGATGGCCGCCTGTGCCTGGGCGGTCACGTTCCGCGCTTCGGCGCTCATGCCCTCCAGGCGCTGGCGCTGCACCTGCTCCCGCAGGGGCTTCACGGCGTCATCCACCATGCCCTGCAGTGCCGCCGGATCCACGCCGGCGGAGAGCATCTGCTCCTCGCGCTCCTGTCTGGCCTTGGCCTCCTGATAGGCCCGGAAGTCCGCCTCCGTGCGGATGGGTTGGCCGGTGTAGGGGTTCGTCTGGCCCGCAAACAGGTCGGCATACACCGCGTCCACGCGGGCCTGTGCCGCCGCTGTCAGGGCTTGCCGTTCCGCTTCGCGTTCCCGCGCCCGGCGTCCGTAGGC